TCAACATGACCGTAGCTAGCGATAACGCTGGTGGTAACCAAGGCTTGTTGATGCCCAAATTACAATATCGTTTCAGAGTTAACTTTCTGAATTTTGGTGTTGGTCAGACTATTGAATTAACTAAACAAGTTGTAGATATCACACGTCCTCAAGTTAGTTTCGGTGAAATCACAATACCAGTTTACAACTCAACATTGTATCTTGCTGGACGTCATGAATGGCAAGCATTAACAGTTAACGTTAGAGATGATGCACAAGGTCAAGTATCTAAGTTAGTTGGACAGCAATTACAAAAACAATTAGACTTTGTTGAGCAGGCATCTGCGGCAACTGGTCAAGACTATAAGTTCCAAACGAACATTGAAATCTTAGATGGTGGCAATGGTACAGCGGCACCAGTAGTATTAGAAACTTGGGAATGCTATGGTTGCTTCTTGCAACAAGCAAACTACAATAACTTGAACTACGGTACAAACGAAGTAGTACAAATTGCGATGACAATCAGATTTGATAATGCAGTTCAATCACCATTGAGTTCTGGTGTTGGTACAAACATCGGTCGTGTAATAGGTGGTTCAATCGTAACTGGTATCGGTTCTGGTCAAGGTTAATAGTTAAGGCATCGCATGAGTGGATTTTTTCAAAATCTGTTAACAGATACTGCCAAAGGATTCTTTGGCAATGATTATGTAAGAGATTACACTCATGCCGCAAAAACATTTAGGGCTAACTCTTACCAGTATGCCCCTAAATTCAAGTTCTTATTTCACGTATACTTTGAAATCAATCCTGCTGTATACTCTAAAGGTATATCGCAGGGTGCCAATTTTGGCTTAGCCGTAAAAACAATTGATTTGCCTAAGTATACAATTGATACAGCTACATTAAATCAATATAATCGTAAGCGACTAGTACAAACCAAAATAAAATATCAACCTATTAACGTTGTTTTCCATGACGACAACGGCAATCTTATAAATGATATGTGGTATAATTACTATACGTATTATTTTAAAGATGCAGATAAACCCGTAGTGTCAAGTGCAGGTAGACAAACAACTAACGGTAATAATACAGGTTCAGTAAATTTCAACAGAAGAAATTTATATGATGGTGATATTGCAGGTGACGAAGACTGGGGCTACATTGGCGAAAGTAGTCAGCAATCAGGTACAACTAGTCAATCAAATCAAGGTATAAGTAAGATTCCTTTCTTTAAGAGTATTCAAATCTTTGGAATGAATCAACATAACTTCATTCAATATACATTAATAAATCCTGTAATTACTGCGTTTAACCATGACACATATGATTACGCTCAAGGCAACGGTACAATGTCTAACACAATGACTATTGATTATGAAACAGTAAAATATGCCGAAGGCGCATTAGACGGTCGAGCACCGAGTAATATTGTTACTGGATTTGGTCTTGAAACTAACTACGATAGAACACCTAGTCCTATCAATAGACCCGGTGCAAATGCTAGTATATTAGGTCAGGGTGGTTTAATTGATGCGGCAGGTGGGTTCATCAATGACTTATCAAATAATAACATATTAGGTGCTATTCGTACAGCCGGCACAGCATATAATACATTTAAAAATAAGAATTTAAGGCAAGTTGCAACACAGGATTTAAACTCATTGTTAGCATCAAGTGTACAACAACAATTACCAGGCGCAGTAAGAACAAATTCATATTACCCTGGTTTTGGAACAAGTCCAAACAATACAGCAGGCGCCCCTAATTTAGGATTAAGTGCTCCGGCACAAATCACTGCAACAGGTGTTACAACAGGTACAGGAATTAATACTGCTGTATCGAATGCAGGCAGACAAACTACACCCGGTAGTAGATAATAGTATAAATACTCTACGGAGATTTATATGGCACAAATTATCGATTCACGCTCAGGCACAGACCAAACAGTTAAGATTTTTGATGAATTCTATTCATTTGATTTAATCGTTAACGCCAGTGAGTATGATATTGTATTTTCATACTTTAAGAGCACTTGTGACACTATACAAATAGCAGGTAACTTTACTGTCTATCTGTTTAGAATAGCACAAGAAACACAAATCTCTGTACTAGATTTATTAACGTACATTCAAGGTAAAACACAACTTGAAACTAACACAGTTATTGCTTATTATTTGAATAGCTTTAAATCTAAAACGTCAATATATGGTTTTGGTACAGTACCGCAACCCAATGAAGCTGTTGCTAGAAACATTGTAACATAATGGCTAAGTACGCACAAGGGACATTTGCTCCCAAGAATCCCCAGAAATACGTAGGGAAACATCAGCCTAGATATCGTAGTGGTTGGGAACTTACATTTATGAATTTCTGTGATAACAACAATAGTGTGTTATACTGGGCCAGTGAAGCTATATCAGTTCCCTATCGTAATCCACTTACAGGACAAGCCAAGAATTATATTCCTGACTTCTTTGTAGTCTATCAAAACAAGTTTGGTAAACAGATAGCAGAAGTAGTAGAGATTAAACCAAAGAAACAAAGTATTATTGAAAGCAAAGTTGCTAATGCAAAAGACAGAATGGTAGTAGCAATTAATCATGCTAAGTGGCATGCGGCAATGGCATATTGTAAAAGTCAAGGCTATACATTTAGAGTCATTACAGAAGATGACCTTTTCTACAACGGTAAACGAAAGTAAATAAATACTTTCATGACCAAAAAACTTGAAGAACTATTTGAACTACCTCAAGATGAAACTAGAGGTTTGACTATTTCTATGCCTGAAAGGGCTGAAGAAATAACAACAGACGCACTCAATACATTAGAAAAGATTGAGAATGCACTACCTCAAGTACGTGGATTAGAAGTAGCTGATACTGAGATGGATGAGTTAGCAAGCATGGCAACAAACAGCTACAAAGACTTGATGGATTTGGGTATGCAAGTTGATAGTCGTTTTGCTAGTGAGATATTCAATAGTGCTAGTAGTATGCTAGGACATGCTATTACAGCTAAGACAGCAAAGATTAACAAGAAGCTAAAAATGCTTGACTTACAGCTTAAAAAAGCTGGTCTAGATCAAAAAGCCGCAGGAAAAACCGAAGAAATTGAAGCTACTCCATTGGGAGAAGGTAAGAGTTTAGACCGTAATGAACTGCTTAAGATGTTGGCTGCTAAAACAGACGATAAATGATAAATACAGAATATAGGAATAAGAAATGAAGAGCCTAAAACAATACATCGTAGAGAGTGTTCACACTTACAACTACACTATTAAAATTGCGGGAGACGTTGATAAAAACTTTATCGACTTGTTTAAGTACAACTTAAAGAAGTTTGATCCAGTTAAAATTGGCGAGCCTACTAGCACACCAATACAAAAAGATCCATATGGATTTCCTAATTTGAGCAATCAAAGTGTTACAATCATTAAAGCAGAATTTCGCTACCCAGCGACAGAGCCAATGATTCAACAGATTGCACAATTGTTAGGTTATCAAGTTGATATGGTTCGTGTCGTTTCATCTGACTATGATAACAGCATCAATAGTGAGGCAGCAGGTTATGCTAATGAAATGGATCACAATCCATTGTTACTACATCCTGAACTAGAAGAACAACCTGGTGCTAAAGAAGCAAGCAAAAACTACGGTGATTCATATTTGAAGTCTATTCAAGCACAAGCAAAAGATTCTAAGATTGATATACCATATGATGCTAAGAAAACTCCTGATGCGTTTGATCCATTCAAGCCATACTTGGATAATGATCCAAGAGGAATTAAGAGCCCAATGAGTACAATCAAACGCCCGGCAAAGCCCGCAACTGGCGCAAGTAAATAATTAAAGGAACATAAAATGGATTTCAAAAGTTTATTATCACAACTAGACCAGTTGAACGAAGCAGAAGGTACAACAGTACACAAAGGTACCTATGGTACTAGTCACGGTAAAGAAGATGTTCGTGACCAATATGGTCATAAAATCGGCAAACAAGATAAAGGCGCTGAAGCAAAAAAAGATGCACCAAAAAAAGGACGCGGTCGTCCTAAGAAAGGTGCTGATGACTCAGGTGAAGTTAAGAGTTATGACTTCAGTGCGTTTGGTGTTAACAAAGGTAAAGATGTTAAGCTACCAAAGCATGACAAAAAGAAAACTATCAAGCATAGTTTGAAAGAATATCTAGACCAATTAGATGATGCATTGAATGAAGCTGAACAGATTCAAATCAAACCTGCAAGTCAAATGCCTAAGAAGCCAGGTCAAACTTCAATGCCAGGTCAACCACAACAAGTTGCCGGTCAACCACAGAAGAATACACAAGTTATTCAACAAGGTGATAAAGTATTAGGTTCAGTTGATAACCCACAATTAGCTAATCAGATTAAACAATCTATTGGCAAAGGTGAAATGACTTTGATGCCAGATCAACAAATGAAAGAAGAAGATATTGGTAAGCATAACAATGCTACCACAGGCTTTGATGCATTGGTTAAGAAATTAACACCTAAGTATGGTGTAGAAGCCGCAAAGCGTATTGCCGGTGCACAATTAAAGAAAATCAAAGAGGCAGATCAACCTCCACGTGATGCATTGGCAAGCCCGTTAACATTTGAAGCTAAAGACTTACCGGGTAATCAAGATAAATTAGATGTAGCAGAGCCAAAAGGTAAGCTAGATGCTAAAGATTTTAAAGAATTGTCTAAGAAAAAGAAAGTTAAAGAAGGTATGAACACAAGATTAAAAGCGGCTCGTCATGCCGGAAAATCACACGCATTAGGTAAGCAAGGTTACAATTGCACATATGATGACATGGAAGAATCAAAGCACTACCATGAAGGCTACAAAGAAGGTCTAGATGAGTGCTATGGTCAAATGCCAATTCAAGGTTATGTAGGTGAGACTAATCCACCTGCAACAGTTCCTGGTATGGCAAGTCAAGCTATGCGTGAGCCTGCTATGGAAGACGACATGTACGAAATGGATAAAACTGCCTACATGAAGCAACAAGCAATGAAGACTCCAGGCGATACATTTAAAGCATTTGGTCAAACTTTCAAAGATAAAGAAGTAGTAGAAAGCCCATTTGCTTTTGAATCATTAGAAAAGCAATTAAACGCATTGTTAGAATCTAAAGAAGATGTTGCTGAAGGCATGACTGTTTCTATCAGCAAAGGTCAACAGGGCGCTCCAGATTCAGTAAGTGTTTCAGCACAAGATGCAGAAGCAGACCAATTGTTAGGTCTAATCAAATCAGCAGGTCTAGGCTTGTTTGGTGCTGATGAACAAAATGGTTACGGTGCTCCGCAAGATGGACAACCACAACACGGTGGTTTAAATGTAGTTGGTGACCATGATGGCATGATGGCATTGATTAAGAAAGTTGCAGGCGGTGAAGCTGGTAACGGCGATTATGCTGACGAAGAAGGTCATTCTGATGAACATGGTCATGAAGGTGCGTGTGAGTCATGCGGTGGCATGATGGAAGCAGGACATTCATGTGGTTCAAAAGAAATGGTTGACGAAGTTGAATCAGAAGACCAAATGACTTATCAAATGGCTGAAGATAATCCACCAGACAGTGGTGAAGCAGAAGAAGCAACTGAAATTGCAGATACAGCACAAGCTAATCAAGCGGCAGCTGAGTACAACCCAAGCAATGACATTGATGAAGGAGCCGGCGGACCAGAGGCTAGTGAAGAACCAGTTGAAAAACTAACACCTGACGAAGAAGACCAATCTGATGAAGAAGGTGAAGAAGCTAAGAAAGATAAAGAAGATATGTCAGAATCAAGTTTCTTCAGTCTTTACAAGAAATTAGCAATGTTGTCTGAAGAATCTACTAGTGAAAAAGACGACAAAGCAGAAAAAGCCGCTGAGAAAGTCGCTAAAGATATCGAATATGATGAAGATCATAAAGGTAAAGATGACGACAAAGCTGAAGAAGCCGGCGAGAAAGTCAAAAAAGACATTGAGTATGATGACAAGAAAGACAAGAAAGAGAAGAAGTTAGATGAGTGGGCCAACGATGCTGGTAAAAACGGTACTGACACTTCATTTGAAACTGATATTGACTTTATGATGAATGTTATCAGTGGTGGTTTGAACAAGCGTAAATCAACTGGTCAAACAACTATCCCTGTACTTTCAAGCCAATTAGGTAGACAAGTTTCACGCAATACAACAGATATCAACGAAACTGTTGGAAATTCTAGTGATGCAGTTGCTCAATGGAAAAAATTAGCAGGTCTTAAGTAATTAGTTCTGCTCAAAAGTACCCGGCAATAGTCGGGTATTTTTTTGGGTATGTGTTTAATTGAAAACGATAAATACTAGATAAGGTGATTTAAAAATGGCACAACAGAATATTGATTTCGGAGCGTTTCCTGACGATCCATC